GTTATCGCCATCTTTATCTTCAACGGCGCATATTCTGTTATAGGAATATCACGGCTCAAAGCAGCAGCCATAGCCACCCCCTGTGCCCGCCCTAATTTTAACATCGACTGCACATTTTTCCCAAAAAAAGGTGCCTCAATTGCTAATTCATCAGGTAAATAGGCTTCTATTATACCAACCACCCGTTCAAAAATACGGCGCAGTTTTAAATAATGATCACCATATTTACGAAGATCAATGACCCCCATAGTCATTACCTGCGGTTTAGTACCTACTACTTTCAGCAGACCATACCCCATTATGGTTGTTCCAGGATCTATACCCAGAATGATTTTCTCTTTTACCGGCTGAATCACTTAATTACCTCCATCAAAGTGGGAAAGCCAACCACCTTATCTTTAAATATCTTCATCATTGCCTCATTCAGATGCATCCCCTGCTGAGTATGCCAGCGGTGTAAGGTCGCTGTATCTTCCACCTCCCATTGCAATGAAAAACATTCTGAATCCTGCTCTTTATGACTAAGGATGTGCGTAAGACGGGGATTTTGCAATATTCCCGTTTTTTCCACTTCGGGAATGTAGCTTTCACTAAGCCAAATGACAAAATTACGCGCATCGTCAATACCTGTTTGATAAGTTGTATTATAAATTAACATATTTATAGTCTTTAAGTTAAAAAAGACCTGCTCCGCAGACCTTCATTTTCTCATTAAAAAGTGGAGCATGCGAGAACAATTTTAGATATTTTTATAGTTTAATATATACCAATATCTGCGTTGTACATACTTGACGTCACTTTTTTTAATTTATTTGAAATTAATAGATCTCTTTATATAGCCCCTGTTTTAGTCCCCGTTTTTTAATATCGGGGACTATATTTATTGCAAAGATAAAGAAAAAAATTAGATTAAAAACAAGGAAACAACCTAAATGCACAACGATATCACCCTTGCCAACACGACAAAGGGTATCAGTCTATAAATGAACCTCTCTATACGTTCCATCGCATCACAGCAAGTAAACGGCAGAAATACCAGTGAGGCACATCATCAGCCTGCTCAAGCAATATGTTCAACTTATCTTCTTCCATATTCTGTTAACATAAAAAAAGCGGTAAAACCCGTTGGGAATTACCGCTTAAAATTTATATAGTGTTTTCTATTTATGTTCTTCATTCACTTCATTCGATTTGTCATTTGCCAAAAAATGTCCCCGCAAAACAATTAATCCGAGTCCAATTATATTCACGGTTGTAGTAGAAAGAATAGTTATCATTATAGGATCTGGGATACGTATACTAAAATAAGATTTAATCGCTGGTATTGATACATAACTTGCTAGCACAATGCATAGAACTATAAAAAGATATAAGGCAATTACTCTCAAAGACCACTTTTCAAGTCTTCTTCTTGCCTTTGTATTTTCAACTATACGATGTAGATGAATCAGCTCTTTGCTTTTTTTTATATTTCCATCGGTTGTTTCTGATTCCAGTAAGGATTTAACTGTGTCAAGAATATTTAAATCTTTCTTTTTCTCTTTAAACGGCTCTGAAAAGAAAAATTTAATCCAATATGGAATATAATATCCTAAATGGATTAAATAGTGATACCATTTAATAGGTTTACCTTTCCCGAATATAGAATCAAAAATACTGGGTCCATCATTTGATCCATTCATTGTTTTATTCTATTTTTAGGTTCTAGAAAATAGTTTTTAATCAATTCCTTGGGAATGGGTGTATTCCATTTGTTTTGTCCACAAATATCCCCCTTGTCGTTTTTTATGTATAGCGTATCATACCAAGGAGAGCCTTCTTGATGCGACCATTGGGTTAATGACAATGCACTCATATTATACATTGCATTAACCGCAGTTTTTACGAGTTCCAATGCCTTGGAATGTTTATTAAATTCGTATAATACGTCTTTGGGAAAAGAAGTAATAATCTCATCAGGATTTATTTTCTTATTTACAATAGGAAAGACCGGGCCATAAGGCCATACTTTCGGAGAATCGTCTTTAAACAACAAGTTATTGGTCTCGGCATAGTACACACCATATACATAGAACAAAATCTTATTTATCTGAGTCTTGTTCAACCGAACCATATGCAACTTTTGGGCTGCATACTGAATCAATCGTGCGTAATCTGTACTTTTCAATTCCATATCATAAATATATAAAAATCCCATGAATATAACATATAAAATAAACTATATGTTTACCCATGAGAAAACAATCTTTGTAACACATTTAATTGTGTGTGTGCTATATTAATGTTGCAAATATATATAAAACCATTTATATAACAATAAACAATGGCAACCATTAACATTTGCAATGCAACTAATTGTTAATTTACAAATATACTATTTTAGCGGTAATTCCAACAAGTCAAAGAACGCTTCTGTTCGATTATTATTTTTCCAGTCCCTTTCTGCAATGTTCACATAAGAACTTCTTGGCAACAGGGAACATCTTCTGCCCCACATATCCGCTAAGATACTGCGCTTCCTCACCATAGGGATCAATCCCGAAAGCCTTGGAGATATGCCGGCACAAATGACCTTTTTCGTGATCCCACGAATTTTGAAACTCTTCGGGAGTGGAGGTTAGTGAGATAACCATTACTGTTTCTCTTCTCCTGTAGTCCGAATAGGTTAGACCGGTATTCATTCTGCCTTCAGTCAGATTGCGATACGCACGCTTGAGGGAATCCCCCCTGCATCCTATACGGTACAGGTCCATAATGATCCGGTTCGCCCAATAGGTGTGTACCGCATAATACACTTTGACGTGCCAGTCCCCATATTTTGGTATGTAGAACTCCTGAACAATCATATCACATCCGACCAGATTACAGGAATCCCTTTACCTATACAGGTGGCAAAGAACTCGTCAAACGCCCTGCAAGGATCGCCATCAATATCATCAAGGTAGCATTTTATATGCTTGCACAAATGTGCCTCGTCAACCAATGATTTTTTATAGAAATCCGCTTTCAGCATGTTTGCGACATAAGCAACGTCATAACCCTTGTCGTGCTCGATGGTAATTCCGTTCGCTTTCAGCATATCGTCCACTTCGTCTTTGCTCCACGGCTCCAACTTTTTTTCTTTACCCGTGGTTTCGTCTTTCACTTTCATTTTTGAGACGGCCCATTCATAAAGTTTCTTGCTGAAATGAAAGCCGTATGCTTCCAGATATTCCCTCATGCCAGATGGGAATCTGCTGTATGTATCCAATCTCTGTTCCATAACCTTTGTTTAAAAAGAGGGGCATTCCACCCCTCCACCATTAATAAAACTCACCGTTGGCGCGTCTGCGTCTGCGTTCTCCCATGTCATCCATGCGGGGATATTCAGGGAAATAGCCGGGATACCTGCGTTCTCCCATACCTGATCCTGAATAATTTCTTCCGCCATCACGGAAGCCCATGTCTCCATGAATCTCTCTCATGGCCTTTTCGTAACCGTGGCGGCAGCCTTCCTTGTAGGCTTCTTCCACCTCGTCACCTCTCATTCCGAAGCCGCGTCCGTAATCGTCACGCCCTTCTTCTAATATTTCCCACATTCCCATAATCATTTCTTTGTTTTGGATGTTTCAACCACTCCGAGCTGTTCCATAAGCCGTTTGTTCAATTCCATAAGGTCAGACATGTTCTTGCTCATTTCCGACATTTGCCCTTTCAGAGAGGATATTTCCTGCTCCTGACGTTGTTTCTCGGCAAATTCAGGGTTCAAGAGCGTAAGCATCTTGTCACACCCTGCAATGACGGAATTGTGAAAATCCATGCTGTTGATGATGTCTATGCTTTTCTGTTTCATAGAAGCGACCTCGTTATTCATCGCATCACGTGAGCATGACACTACGATATTGCCGTTCTGTCCGAAGTCGGCTATATCCATGCCGGCAGGAAGATTTTGGAAAGTCGTGTTCTGCCCGTTGACACATACAACAACATCCACAACCATTTCCATTTGGGGCAACTGTCCCATAGGGGATGCCATAGGATATTTCGGCTTGGGAGCGGAAACGCTGACTACCGGGCCGTATTCGATAAACGGGTTAGCATCCTTATGAAGTATATATAACTGGTTATTGGTACGAAGTGATTGAAACATATTGGTTTAATTTTAATAGGGTGCCAAGAAACCCGGCACCCGTGTTAACTACTTGCTTTTGCTTGACATTGCTTCTGCCGTTGCAGCCGGAGTAGCGGTAGGTCTGTATCCGCCATTAACAAGGAACAGCTCGTTGGTGTATTTGTTATAGTGGATTTCATAAATACCGGTTCCGGCAAGGTTGGCAACCGTAATAGGCTCGTTGTTGTAAGCTAACAACGGTCTTGTATCCCCGTTGGTCCCTATCAATATAGGCAGCGTGGCAGTCGTGCCGGCAGGGATCGCCTGACGAAGATTGACATAGAACCCTCCGACATAATCCCTGTTGCGGAACGCATGGTTAGGAAGCTCCAAAGTCACATTCTCAGTACCGACTGTTACAGCCACCGTAGGAAGAGTGTTGTAATTCACTCTGCCAAGGGAGGGAAACGGGAACGGAAATCCTGTAAAAAAGTTAGGCCACATATCTACCTCCTTTCTCACCGGATTAACCCCAGTAGTTATTGCAACCGCATCCGTAACCACCACGGCCATATACAGCATCACCTGCATAAGCACCGTATGCTGCGGCACGATATGTATCCACGTTCACACCTACAATATTAGGGTATTGTACCGGGACAGTGTTAGGTAATTTACATTTTATACCATCAACATCGCTCTGCAATGCCTGCAATCCGGCTGCTAAAGGAGCGATCTGTTGTCCTACCGCACTCAGGATGGTTGCATTCTGGTTACGCTGAGAGATTTCGGCTGTCAAAGTAGCCTTTTCCGCAGTAAGAGATGCGATCTTGTCCTGCAATGCCTGATTCTGAATAGCGTCAAGTTTGGCAAGGATGGCATTCGTGTTGGCTGTCGCACCATCACGCAATGACAATGTGTTCTGGTTAGCAGTGTTGACTAATGTGTTAGTCTGGTTGCACATCGCAAGCTGGTTCTCGTATCCCTGTGTGGTTACAAGCTGTTTCATATCGCAGCAACAGCTACAGATCTGAGATGTCAGAGCGTTGTTACCTTGCATGATCGCAGTGAGGATACTGTTGGTGTTCTGGCCCATTTGGTTGCCGAGACCGCAGATAGCCTGTGATACAGAGTTAATACCGGCAAGGATTTGGTCTGATGATGTGTTCACAGCTTGTGCTAATGCTGCAATGTCGACACCGTTTCGGTTAAGTGTCTGCATGATCATTTCTCTTCCTTCGTTCGCTCCTTGGTTGTTGTTGCCACCAAATCCGAAGTTCCCGTTACCGAAGATGGCTGCAATCACAATCAATGCGATGATGTCCTGAAAGCCACCATTGTTACCGAAGAAACCACCGTTGCCGTTGCCTCCCATGAGTCCCATCAGATAACCGGTGTCAATTCCTCTGTTCTGCAGGGAGGGGAGAATGGATGCAAGCAGCCCGTTGCCTGAACCCGCTCCACCAGAAGGTTCTCCAAAAATATATGTTCGATCCATATTAAAAAAATATTATGTTCCGACCAATATTAGTCGTACTGCAAAAATATAAACATGGAACGTGTAATAGAAAAGTACTTTTCACGAATAAAAGAAGAAATCTTCTTATTATGAAGAAGTTTCACTCTGCGTAGAATAAGCATATTTCCAAATATAATTACCCGCAGTTCTTTGTTTTCCTTTGCAGTTTCGCTGTATAGTAGTTGAAGATATATTAAAAGTTTTTGCAGCTTCTGATATGCTTGAAAATTCTCTTATTAAATTCAAATTCAAATCATACTGCCTAACTGGCTTTGACAGCCTTTCAATATATTTACCTTTAAATCTTTGAATTTTATCTAATGTAGCACGTTTATGATTTATAAGAGTTAATCCATTATTATGATTCTGTTTACTTGTACACCAACGTAAGTTTTCGACTCTATTATCACTTTTTATTGTATTTATATGATCTACTTGTAAATAGCCATTAGGATTTTCAAGAAAAGATAAAGCTACAAGGCGATGAATTTTAAAATTTTTCATTTTTAAGTCTTTATGCAAGCTGACTACTAAATACCCATCACTAAGTGGGCTTGGAGTTAATATACATTCTTTCACTTTGCGATAATATATTTTACCTTTTTTGTTGTTAGCAACTATTCTTTCTAAAGATTTAATTCTACCTTGATTACTAACTTGGTATATTCCTTCATACTCTTTAATATCTTTTCAAATTTCTTTCATACAATATCATTTTGAATATTACAAATATAGTATTTAATCATGACATGTCAAAACAATAATGTAATTTATTATATTATCAATTATGCAAATATTTGGCATTAATTATGAATCTAATATATAACTTTTATGTCAATTTTTTGAGTATGATTTATAATATAAGAAATGCTTCTTGTACTTAATCCAATACGCTTTTGTATTTGAGTATAAAGATATTCTTTTGAAACATAACGTCCAGCTTCTCCAAGTTTATTAAGTTCTTCTTGATAAATATCGTGTACTAAATTATCACGTAATATGGAGGAAGTTCTTCGAGTGTTTCCTACTTTATGCATAAGTATTTGTATTTTGTATCCGGTCAAAATCGACCGTGCACAAAAGTATATAGATCATAACTCATGGAAAATCAGTTGTTTCCCAACAAATTCTTTATATCGTCCCAATATATTCTCATCATTTTCCCACTCTCCATTCTCTCATGGAAATTGGATATCATGTAGTTGACAGCACGTTTGGTCTTATGGATATGAGCGGCTATTTGTGAAGGGTACATACCGCTTTCGAAAAGAAAAAATACAAGAAGATACCGGGCTCCACTGTCTCCATATTCTTATCAGACGATAATATTTGGTCTACAGACACTTCTGTTTCTTTTGAAACAATATTAATTATTTTGGCAAAGATTTCTGACTTGCACATGTTTTTTCTAATTTTTTATTCTTATCTTTGCCTCACCACATTATAATATAATTTGTGACAAAGCATAGGATACTGCGTTGAAAAAGGCATTAGGCCCCCAACAACGTGCAGTATCTTATGCTGATTATGTTATAATGTGGTAGTTTTAACGTAGTTCGTTGTATGGGGGCTTTTTTTTGATTCTAAGCCCCTGAAAGAATTACTTTTGTTATGAGTTTTTCTATTATGTGCCACGCTTCTACCTGTGGCATTCTGGTTACTATTTCATCTTGCACCTCCTTTCTTCTTTACCAGCCCAATGACTACGATTAATAATATTAATATAATACCTATTGAAAACTCTCCTAGTTCTAATTTCGTCTTCTGCCACCATGTTAATTCCTTCTCCACAGGGTAGGGGACTTCTAACTCTTTCTCCTTCTCTATATAGGCTGTATCGCGAATCATCCTGTCACGGTAGACTATATGCCACTTGTCAACAAACACTGAATCGCCTTTCTCTTTTATATGGACAGAATCCTTAATGTAGATGGAATCACGCTCGTGCATGGTAAGATAAAGACTGTCAGTCCTTATAGTTTCTACTGGGACATACCTTATGCTCCGGCATGATCCAAACAGCAATAGCAATGCTATCCCTACCGCAATCCATATATAGACTCTTTGTCTCATAGCAGGTCCCATCCCTTAAAAATGTCCTCCATTACGGCAGGGACACCATTTTCAACATAAGATATAGCAGCAGCCAAAGAGCACATCGTATCTTTATCCTCAATATCCGGAACATATACCGAAGGTACTTGCATATCCTGACATACCCGTCTGATGTAAGCCCCTGTATTGTTCTCTGTCTGTGGGGCCCATCTTGTAATAAAGTCCGCAATACAAATACAGTTGTGTTTCCTTCTGTAATTCTGTAATGTGCGGATCAAAGCACGATAACCCCATTTCATTTCTGTAAACTGGAAAAAATCCTTGTCTGTCTGTTTTTCTCTCAACCCCTGCCATTTATCCTTTGTTATGCGGATATTACCGGGGTTATTGTTTCTCAATCCTCTTGGTAAACTTTTCATTTCTTTCCCTCCTTTTCTTTTAATTGCTCTATCAAGTTATTAAACCGGCTATTAATATAGATGCTTATGCCAAATACGCTACCGGCATACAACAGACACTGGGCAAACAACCACAATACACTATCATGTATCTGCCCCATAGGTTCCGAGCACACAAAACCAGCCACAGTCAAGGACGCTCCCAAAACAAGCATTCCCACAGCAGTTGAATACTGGATGTTTTCTTTTGTCTCCTTTCTCATTGTGCAATAATTTATATGACTTTTACTATCCTTTTTTTATACCATCAATTACACGTTTTGGATTACCCGATTTTATCAGCTAACCTTTGTTTTGTATGACAAAATAAAAAAAGAGCCTGCCACGGAAACTAATCCGCAACAAGCTCTTGGTCTTACGAAATTGTATAATGTCCTTTCGTCATAATATAAGTGGCGTGCATCTTCACACGCTCCCCACAAAGATAAATATTGTTTCCCTTATTACAAAAAAAATAACCGGCAATTAACGCCGGTTATCGTGATAATGTCTTATAGCTTCATTGACATATAATGATACTGATTGCTCCTTATCCAAAATAGTAGCTACATCCTCCTCTATCGTGACAAATATTTTTCTTACACCTCTAACCTTGGGACGTCTTGGCACACCATTGCTGTCCAATATCCTGTATATTGTCTGCTCAGACCGTACCCCTGTTTCTCTTATTATCTCCTTGATAGCTATCCCGTCCTTATATAGGGACAATACCCTAGACTCTTGATCTAGGGTAATAGATCGTCCTCTTCCCATAAATTAATGTTTTTGTTTGTTATTGCTTGTTGTTTTTAAGGATATCGGATTAGAACTCAACAAATATCAATGTTTCCATGGAATCTGATTCTTTCACCCACATGTGATTGTTTTCAAAACCATAGTCAAAGAACAGCTTAAAGTAAGGGTATTGTACTGTTAAAGAGTTCATACAACCTCTTAATTCATCTTCTGACATGCAAGAAGTTATCTCATTGATTATTTGAACGAAAAGGTGTAAAACTTCTGGTTCACAATTTATCAGTGGATTTTCTACTATCGCTTTCATAATCTTCTATTGTCTTTTAATTATTATTCATTGTTTTATTATCACAATGCAAATATACTATATTGTGATGTAATAGCAAAACAAATCATAATATATTTTCTTGCATTGTGCAATATTTAACATTTAGATAAAGAAAAGAACAGCCGCCAGCAAAAAGCACAGCAGCCGTTCAATCCACGTCCTACTCTCTATCCCATTCTCACGAGAAGACAATAGCAAAGATATCAAATCTAAAACGAAATACAAAAAGAAAACTATATTAATTATGGAGAGCCAATTTTGAAACAAAAACCAATCTTCTTAAAAAATTGCCATTAATGCAATATTTTTTACTTGCAGGATGAATGAAAAGAATTAATAGAACGGAAAGACTGGCGAGTTTGTATTTTTATTGACAAATGAAAATAGAGATGGACCGAAGTCTGAAAAACAAGTATAAAACAGATAGCCTCTATAGATTTCTACTGCCTGAGGTATTTTTCCGAGTATTTTTGAGATTTTATTTGATTTTGTTTTACATTTCTACGATTATAATACTTCTGGTTAGCCCTTGTCAGATCCTTGATGATCGTTTCATCAAACACCTCGGAATATATCTCTGTTGTCTTGACCGATGTATGACCCAAGAGTTTTTGGACGGTGGTTATCGGAACGCCTTGGTAAACCAAGAGAGTGGCACAAGTGTGTCTGCTGGTATGGTAGGTGAACTTCTTGCCGATATGCGCCATTCTTCCCAATTTCTGCAATGTTCGGTTGGTGTCGGAATTGCAGCCTAATGCAGCCAGTTGTTCGATGCTGTCGTACTTCCGCATTATGCCCAGTGCCTTTCCGTTAAATAATAGATATAGCGGGATATTAAGTTTAACGCCTGTTTTGATGCTATTCATAACTAGCCATTCCTTTCCGTCAACTGTTACGAGATTCTTACAGGTAAGTTGTTTAAAATCAGAGAATCTCAATCCGCAATAGCAGCAGAAGAGAAATGCGTCCAGTATGTGCCGGCTGTTGTTCTTCCTGTCCGGCAGTTTAAGATTTTCCAATTTTTCCAAGTCGGCAGGCATCAGGAAGTTATGTTCCTTCTTCTCCCTCTTGATCTTGAACTTACGGAAAGGATATGCCTCCTGTAATATATAGCCTTCGTTAATCGCCTCATTCACCAAGGTACGAAGTATTCTCATGTGTTTCCCTACCGTGTTTACTTTCAATCCCTTGTTACGCAAGAATGCGTCAAATTCCTTTAGAAACGTATAATTGATGTCCGTGAACTCTATCACGTTCCGAAATTCCTTCAATGTGGCTACCGTGCCCAGCATGTTATCCTTGGTTCCCGGTTTCCTATCGGAATTCACTATAACCTGTTGGGCGAACTTAAGAAACGAAACCACGGGTTTTACCCCCTTCCTTACAGCTTCCTTCAATGTGGATAAGTTAGATTCAAGACCTCTCTTCCAATAGCTTAACTCTATAGCCTGTAATTCCAATATATGCTCATATAGCATTGCATTAAGTTCTTGCGACTGCGGATGGTTGATTACTTGGGCACCATCCTTACTCCAACATTCCGGCTTTAGATAGACATTGGTTTTAAAGTATACCTTCCTCTGATTCAGATAGGCTTCTATTTGTACAAGGGCTGTCCCCTGTCGGTTTAACTTGTTTTGCCGGTTATAAACTAAACGATATCTGATCTTCTCTAACATACTCAACTTTTTGTTTTTAAAGTTAAAAAAATTCTTCTGCATTTACAAAATAAACCACAAAAATTGTTCTGGGGGAACTCTTGGGAAATCCGAAGGGAACAAAATCGTTTTCTTCATGGAGTGAATTTACGGATTTTGTAAATGAAATGCCTATAAAAACAATTCAACCTTTCGTTTCCGATTTCAATGCTTTTGCTGGAGAAGGATTCTATGGTAATGTCGTTCAAGGATTGGTTATAAAACAATTAGAAGATGTTGTTTTCATCTTCGGAATAGCAATAGACGGAACATTAATATTTAGAAAAAGGAATTATCCAGACGTTTCAACTTGGGAAGATCCTAAGATAATAATTTACAGTAATAATTGACATAAAATCTATTTGAAACGAGAGCTGGGGGGACTGATCGGTACGGCTACGAGAGAAAAAACAGGCTTGAGCGATAGTATACAAGCCTTAAACTCTACGTTTTATAGCATTTCTAGCGGATCAAAGAATGCTACTTTGTTTAAAGTTTGTGATTATGGCAAAAATATTCTCCATCGATTATATATCTATAGTGCACCTAATGGTACATCGGATACTTGCAGATATATTCGTGTGATCCTCTCAGACAATAATATATTTGCAAATATGTTGTTGGCAAAGGGAGGGAGTAATATCAGACTTTTTAAAGATGAAACAAGTTTTTATGTTTACACTTATAACGGTACGTGGTCGAGGTCTAATATTGAGGTTTTTGCAAATGAACCTCATCGCTTTTATTTCACAGACGTGACAGATCAAATCAGTATATCAGATTTGGAAGAAATCTCTATATCTTGAAAAATATAGCGGTTTATTCAGATATTTATTACCTTTGCACTGCACATGGCGTTGTGCATATCAGGATCGGGTGGAACCGGCTTGTACCGGACCACCCGTTTTTTAATCATTTCAAAGATACGGTTTTCCAATTACCCCAACTGCTACTAAACCATTTCACTCGATATTTATAGGTATCTCCGCTATAATTATATAGATTCTGAACACAACAGATATTAGGTTTGCCGATTACAACTAATACACAATTACGGACATATTCTAATTTTGAATTTTGTGATAGTAAGTATATTCCGCTATAATTCATCTGATCTAATTCGTCTTGAGATTCTATTTCTTCCTCATTTCTGAACCTTAACCACGTATCATTTATCCCCAACAGTCCCCCCAGGATTGTAGCTAATTGCTGTTTTGTAACTTTTGCCACGTCATTTCCTTTTACAACCAACGCATAATCAAAGTCCGTCAACTGCGATACTTCATTTAATTTTTTATCTGCCATAATCGTATTTTTTTTAATTATTTATTACTACTTGATTTTCTACCACTTGAACATAGCCACCCGAAACAAGATTTTCCAAATCGAATGCCATGCCTATTCCACTGTCACGGATACAGAGATAAAGAACTTCCTTATCGGTGTAATACTTGCCATCCTCCAGTACCATGTTATGTACCCAAGGTATAGGATCATCCAATGTACCGGAGTGTTCTATCTGCACAACCTTGTACAAGGATTCCGTACCCGTTCCCGGCTTCCAGTCCTCCTGCGGTGTATGTTTCTGTACAACCTCGTAGAGTGTACCATCATAACGGAACCGGAACGACACATCAACCTCTGTACCTATCAGATCCTCCCATGCCGGAAAATAGTCTTTCTTCGACAATGCTTCTTCTGTAGTAAGCCCGGCATTGTTGATATTCGCTGAGATATCATTGAGCAGCGTATCCACACGGTCAAGTGCTTCAACGTCTATAGCCGCCACATCAATAAATGATGCTTCGGCAATCATCTGCTCCTTCTGCTTCGATGTGATCTCTTTCCACACAGCCACATCCTCAGGGCTGTTTATCAATACCTGATTTTCAAATCTTCGTTCCGACAGAGGCATATCCTCAACCTGTGTCAGATAACAATCATAACCTGCTTGTAATATCATATCTTTCACTCAATTAAATCCATACGTGTTATATACCAATGGTTGTTAAAGGCCCTCATCTCCAAAACATAAGGCCTTGCCATCTGAATTTCTGTCTTATTGTTATATGATCCCGTCAATCCGCAGAAATAGTTCGTAGCCTTGTACTTGTCGGGGTTCTTAGCCACCCTTGATGTCATGTCTACTACAAACTCCAGTTTCAATCCGTTCCATGATGATGCGGGAGGGAGGGTTATGGTTCCGCCAAGACCATCAGCGGAAAAGAATGTAGATCCCTGAGTGGAAGGATTCACAGTCATGTTGCCTTCCGAATCAGCCAGACTATCCATATCGCTTCCCGGTGAATAGGAGAGAGTGGTAGTGATTATACCTGTCACATTTGCCTTCGTGGCAACAAATTCACCCAGTTCATTCACCCGGTACGGAGCACTGCCCGGAACACTACCTCCAGCCCATATCCTTACAGGTGTCGTACCGGCTTCCTTGCTGCTTCCTCCTGTAAGACCGGCTACAATATTATTATTTGCATCCTTAATCAATAACTCATTGCCTTGGACGAAATCAAGACTGGCATTATTGGCTATTATCAGGCTGGTATAGATAGGACCGACATTGCTTAATTCCGTCCAATAGGTGGTATTGGCATAGGTTATGGAAGATGACGATGTATGGGTCTTGATACACTTATAAACATCCCATCCGTCCACCGCATTATTGTTTCTCACCATTACGATATCAATATACCGCGTGCCACTTGTAAGGTCCTCGTCATTCCTGTACGTCACGCCGGACGCCCACTCGGAAGACCGTATAATACATCCCTGTATTCCTTGTACGCCCTGATCTCCCTTGTCTCCCTTATCTCCTTTGTCTCCCTTTTCACCATCATCACCCTTGTCGCCTTTTGCTCCGGTATCGCCCTTTTCGGCCCATACATCATATTCTGCGGTGTTTACTCCACCCGTCAGCACATAGCCGCCATCGTTGAACGTGAACCGGTTGCCGGCATTGTCCGTCCAGCACCACAAGGGAGGATTCGTAGTGGATGCCTTGGCTACATAAGAGCCGCCACCCATTGAAACAACGCCCATTTTGGGTACAACCATTCCGGTCTTGAACTGCCCCATCTGGGTGTAACCGTCACCCTTGTCACCCTTGTTGCCCTTGTCACCTTTAGAAGCAATTTCCAGCCAATCGCCATTAGATCCCGGTGCAGAGGACGAGCCATCCTCATTGATACACGCCCACATGCTTCCGTTATAAGACAAACTGTCGTAGTAATCGTAATGTACGCCAGGTATATAGCCTTCCTCACGGAAATTCAAAGTCTGCACAGGTGTTCCATCCGGCTTTATCTGCTTGATGATACCTGTCATATATATATTATTCAGATACATGGAATAACCGTCCATGTTCAGTCCGAATATATTCAGATTGGAAAGGTCGCCATATTGTAGGGCAACATTGGCGGCGGAGATCTCCCATGTATTCTGTTTCCACAACATACGGGTGTAAGTCCTTGTTTCGTAGACTGAGGTCTGGCGCTCCGTATTAGTAAAGCTGCCGTATGCCACGAAAGTCATCATCTCAAAAGGATCGAAAGAGGAAGACCACGATGAAGAAGTGGGGCGCAACTGGTACTTGAATGTTTCGTTTCTTTCACCTGTAACTTCCGTAATCGTGAAATAGACTGTACAGAATCCGGCAAAACGTCTGTTGCCCTTTCCATCGTCGTAATCCTCCGTAGCGTTCCCGGTGATGTTATGATAGATACCCATACAGATATCGCCTACTGCGACAGCACCAATCTCACCATCTTCCAGCTTAAGTGTACATGTCTTGGTCCCTGTATCTACCGTTTCTATAATGCCGGCTCCGGGCGCACGCCACTTGTCGCCCAGCGTGACCATCACACGATTGTATCTTAATTCGGGAACTTCGAGAAACCGACGGATAAACATGCTCTCAAACTCCCCATGCCCTGTATCGAATATCTTGGCTCCGAATCCGGTTAAGCCGCTTGCAAAACCATTCTTTCCGAAAACAGCACCGGCAAACATACTGAGAAGAAATTTAGTGGAATCCGCCACGTCCTTCCGCAAGAATATCTCTTTCAGCTTCTCCGCACTGTTCTCTATCTCAGTCATTACACGCAATGCGCTCATCACATCCTCATCGGTGTAGGTGACATCCTTGTCACCCTGCTTTACGATACGGTTTATCAGATTCCCGGCTATCTTAAGACCTTTGAGGAAGTTTATTATACCTTGCGCATCATCATCGTTCAATGCGGATAAGAACCAGTCAAGCACAGGCGTATTCTTATCCAGCGTGTATGCAGATGTGGCATGGTCGGCGTTAGTGACATCGCCTCCGCCACCACTGCCGCCACCGCCGTTCTGCTTTATCTCTTCAACCTCAATGGAGATCTTGCTAAAGTTGCTGTTGATGCGGTCTGCCGTTTCGCTCCAAGTTCCTGTTTTGTTTATTGTATTAAGCTCCATATATCCTGTTCCACTTTTACCATTCCGCATCCGGATGCACTTCAACGGACAGATGATTCATTATTCTGATGATTAGGTCTCGTATCATAATATATATTTTGAGTGTTACTGATAACTTTCCGGGTTACTCTACCAGGGTTGTAATTTCAAAAGGGTTGCCTACAGCCGCTTTGACAGCGCGTATTATCAATGCAAAGTTCTCCTCATCTACAGGCGTACACAATTGTTCCCTGTAATCTCCCCCTCCTTGAGATATTCTATAGCTACAGTCTGCGATATCAAGATTGTATATTTTCGCCATAAACGACTGGAATAAAGTTGCGGCAACCAAATATCTTGTTATGCCAAAATCCGCATGAATGGTATCACGAGTAAAGTCATTCTTGTTCTTCCAGTTCGCCACGTTGTTCATAAACGGATAAGTATCAGAAACGGTAGTCAAATCGGTAATAGTTTCAGCCTCCTGAATAGTTGGGATTGCAGGTGAAGCGGAAGCATAATTTGTAGACTGTCTTAGTTGTGTGACAGTTCTTGCATTCTGAACCGCTGTTCCGGATGGAATGATGAATTTGACATCCGGGCAATTGGATATGCAGTCCTTGTAGTTTTTGGCAATATTACGCCACATACCCAATTGTCTTTCCTTTTGGTTGTTTCCATAACTCAACCAGTGATCATCATCTGCACCATTGGGGCCGTGCGACTCGGAGATTGTATGATAAATGCTGAACGCCCAAGTCATGTTCATACAGAATACAGGATTACTATAGAGACAGGCTTTTTTACACAAGTCGATCAATTCTTGTACTATGTTCCTTGTTATTTGTCCATCTTCTCCTTTTTCCCAAAAAGAGGATTGGTCCTCATAAGGGGATTGATAAGCCCCGTTTTGCATGATGATGAAGTCCCACGCTTCATCAGCCAACAACCAGTCCATCAAGACTGTGTCATTTGCCGGTGCAGGTTCCCCTTCATCCGTTATATCAGAATCAGGCTCGCTGGACCATTTTCCTGTCGTACCGTTATATTGTTCCCATGTCGTTGCCTGATATTTCCATTTATAATACGTAACTCCCTTATTTCCTTGAAACCTTTTCAAAAAAACATCTAAAGTGGCTGCACCTATATAAGCATTTCCCAAAATTACATTTTTGCCAAATGAAGCACAAATGTTACCTACTTCTCTGACTGTATCCACACCGAAGGATGATCCGATAAAAAGAACTTTCAGCGCTTCTTTATAGGACTGATCTTTATGTTCCATAGATTCCAACCTTTCATTCAAATCCTTGATATTGGCTTCGGTCTCATCCCTGTTTTTCTCAACTTTCTGATCCAGTTCGGATATCTGACCTTTAAGCCCGGTCTGAATATAGGGAATACCATATATTTTTAAAGATTTCATCCATTGTTCCTGATTATCCTCTGTTATTGAAGCTATACCTATATGTAGTCCTAATACTGTAGCACCATCCGGTTTAAGATACCCCCTGTCCTTTCCTGATGTTCCACTTACCGTAGCAGTAATCTGGTTGCCATCAGAGCCAAAGAATTTCCATGTTCCCATGAAAATATTTGCATCTTCCGCATTTTTCAGATAAAGAAGTGTACCGTTCTCTATGCTGGATACATCAATCCTGCTATAAGCGTTATTTGTGGCATTGGAGATAGGATTGTCTCCCAACGTATTACCCACATAAGCATGTTTGAGCAATATTTCAAGAGTATTGCAAGGCAAATAAGGCAATTCCACACCTTCCGAAAGAGATTTGAGTTCATTTGACGTGTTATTTGCAATCTCCTTGGCCTCTTCTGCTATTTCTTTGGATTTGTTTATTTCTGTATAGGTTTCTTGTACATAATCAATTACAGGCTTATAATACAATCCCAGAATACTATATCCGGAAACGGCATTTATCTTTTCGGTTGAAGCATGTATATACATATATTTCGCAGTACCTTGAACCTGTATTTGATACCCACTATCAGCGTATCCTGATTCAACATGATCACCTTCGGCATTTGTAAACTTAACAACCAAGCCCAAATCGGCAAGTCTGACTTGATTGTGATTGGTATCTATGACACTTATCACAAATCCAGTTGGAATATCAACGTCTAGAGCTTGTTTAAATCTTAAGTAACCTTCTGTGGAATTAGGATAAATAGATTGTCCCGTACCTACCCATTGTCCGATTTCAAAATCAGATAATTTAAAAACATATCCATTGATTTCAATTTCTAATTCGGAAAGTTCTGCTGTAAGATTCTTGCGTGTTTTGGGGTTGACCACCGCATCTGTTATGGTAGCCGGGTAAATGGTTTGGCCACCCTTGGTCAGCTTATATATTTTTGCCATAATAAATCTCCTATATTTTTAGATTAGTAACTGTTTCTTCTTCCTCTTCCGGTGGCAAAGGAGGTACAAAATCACTCAGCACATCTTCATATTCATTATCCGACAATGGGAACGCCTGAATTGTATTATATGCGGCATAATCGGGATAAGATGTTATTTCCACCGTGCTTTCATCGGTTTTCCCGGTAGTCAGTACGATTCCTGTATCTTCAACGGAAACAAGATTGCAGATGCCATCCTGAAAGTCGGAATCGGATATGAAGTATTCACGTTTGACCTTCAGCATACCGGGAGAAAAACAGGGGTTGTCGAAAGCGACAAGCAGGTTGCCGTCTTCCATGCGGCTGCAACCCACATACTCATGCCCGTCAAAGGAGGCTATGAACTTTCCCTTGAACGGATTGAAGTAAGTAAACCGGAAAGGAGTATTCACATCCCCGTTCAAGTTCTTCTCTATGATCTTAAAATCGGACTGATAATTAATTCTCATAACTATAATATTGATGTTACATCGTCTATCTCCTCGGCTGTCAGGTATCCGTTCAAGTCAACACTTCCGCCACCTCCTGTCGTGCCTGTAGGACTCCATTTTCCCTTTGTTTTGCATTCATATATAGGACCCGGTATGGTGTCACCCACAACAGCCCAGTCACCTACAACAGGAGATGGAACAGCCTCTTCCAGTGATTCAAGAGTAGAGAACAACCCCTTGTTGCGGATACCGTTCTGCTTGACCTTTTCTAGTTCGGTAGAAGTCTTGCTAAAGTTGTTGTTAAGACGGTCTGCCGCCTCACTCCAAGTTCCTGTTTTGTTAATAGTATTCAGTTCCATATCACTTCACTTTATTTGGGCAACATGTTCTGATCCCATACAATCTCAGAACCTTTAACCATAATTATGCGTCCTCCCATTATCTGGGTCTGATATATATAACCGTCACTTCCTTTTTGTTCGACAACCATACTGTCCGGACGGAAATACAATACATCACTATTGGAAGGATCATTCATAAAAACACGGGGAACCATACCGTTCAATCCATATTGAAGAGATATGTCCAAAAGCGAATTACCATCATCATCATGAATATCAATTGACGGTCTCCCATATTCATCCTCAGGAAATATGGTTATCTCATAACCTGACGGTGAGGAAACCTTCACTTTCCCGACAAATTCAGGATTTCCGTCAGCATCCCATTTAATGTTCCCATTGGCAAGCTGCCCGGAACCATCCTCATTCAACAGTATCTTACCATTGGCTATTTCAACCTTTCCCCGGAAATATCCGCCCAAAGCATAGATATATCCTCTTAAAAATACATCACCGCCATGAGTGGCAACGAAGTTCGCCATATTCGCCCATTCCGCATCTGTGGGCTGGTAATCAGGATCATTACGAAACCTCATCACGGTCAATATAGCCTGTTCAAGTTTTCCTCCTGCCCAAAACGCCACATCATCATCGTCATTGTATATGCCGCTAACTCCGGCTGTGACCTTCTGTAACTTGCCATTCTTGTAATTACCCAGTTGGATCATATTGGCCAATATCAGACCACCAAGAATATCCACAGAACCATCCTTGATCGCACTGGCGATATAATTGATTGACTGGAAACCGGCTGTTGCCTTGTCGTTATCCAAAATGGACGGTTTCCAGTCTGTGGCAATGGTCCCTCTTTCTAGTTGAAGGTCACAAACGGTTGCGGTACCACTGATAAGAAATATACCACTGCCATTGAAGGTGATCTTATGGGTATATCTCTGATAAGAGGATGT